GATAATAGAAGCTATCGAAACATTTACCTGTTCCTGCCATTTTCTTTTGCCAATCTAAACAGGCTTGCATACGTTCTCTTGTGTATTTAAGATCTTCAAAGTAATACTTATCGTATTCTTGAGAACCGAAGAAACAACCAGTTGTATTAGGTAGATTAGCTTCTGCTTTTGCTAGTTTTGTTTTTGGGTCGTTTTCAGATAAAATGTTGTCAATTTCTTCAACTAACTCTTTTATCTTTTCATCAGTAACATAACTACGATCACAGTTATCGTTCCCACCCTGAACATTTTCAACAAACCATTTGTGAATACAATTAACTTTTCTCCAATATGCAATAGGAATATTAATTGAATAATAATTCCAGTTGCTAAATTCCATTGGAGCGTCTTCAAAACCAATAGATTCAAGAGTAGTTTTAAAATCAGAATTAACTGAGATAGTTTTTTTATCGAAATTGTGTTCCGATTCTTGAGTGAAAGCTCTTGTTGAAAAAACTCCCTCAAAGTACATATCTAGACCCATTACTTGTTACCTCCTTTTTGTTGTAGAAATTTAATAATGTCGGACATACTGTTGCCGAGCATTTTGATACCTTCACCTAAATCTTTATTAAGGTCAGATTGTTGCTTGTTTAATTCTTGTTGGCTCGTTGCATAGTCGTAATTAGCTTCGGCCATTTTGTTTACTATAGTTTCAAGTTTTGATAATTTCTTATCAAAAGTGGTTAAGGCTTGTAAGACCTTTTGAAAATCTCTGTCCATAAAATTGGGATAAGTGAACACTTCATAACAATAGCATATATATGCAAGCATTACAAGTGCGTTATGATATACTAATATAGTATATATATGCAATTTATGTCCTTAATTAAAACTTTTCTTCTGGAGATTCAAGACTTAGGCTTCAATCCATACAAATTAAATGACCTATCAGAAAATGATTGGGACATTTTAATTACTAAAGCTTTAAGTAAAGATAAAAAATTGTACGAAACTCTTATTCTTACAAGATGTAAGTTGAGGTTAGAAAAAGGGCTTACTTAAAGCCCTTCTTTTTTGTTTTGTAGTATCGAAAGACCAGTTCAAAACTATGAAGCATTTCATGTTGAAAAACGCATAACTGAGTTTCTAATTTATGTTGCTCGTCCAATATATCTTCATATCTCTGAAGAAAATGAGACTTTAATTCAGAGATTTGACATAATTTTCTTTGGATCGTACTTAGCTCCTCGAATAAATCTTTATCATTAGTAATTACACGATCAGATAAATTTGACATTTTAGCCAAGTCTTTTTGAGCCTGAACCATTTCAGGATCGGTTGCTTTGTATTCTTTCATTTGTTTAGCTCCTTTTTTAAACAATTTCTTTGAATAGAATTTCTAATAATAAATTTGTATTTATCTTTTATCTCCCATGAACTATATTTCTTTTTTACCCAATTAGATTTAGGAAAAAGATTTTTTACTGCTTCCATACTTGAATAATAATACTGATCTCCATAACCATATTGAAAAGGTAGTTTGATAATTTTTTGGTTATCCATACCATAATTAAGTGTTATGTCACTTGAAAAGTAAGAATTGCCATTAATTTTATCTCTCCACTCTTTAGCTTCAATATCAATCGTTTTTAATTGTTTGAGTTGCATAATTTTAAAAAAATAAAGAATAAAAAGTAAAAGGTGAGCTATTGCTCACCAATTACCATATCTGCTGCTTTACTAGCATTGGCCAGTGATTTAAAAAGGATCTTTGGATCGCTTTTTAGCATTGGACACCATGCTTCCAAATAAGCAGCATGATTCTGAACGTCTAAGTTCGATATATGCAACCTATTACAAACTAGGTAAGCTCCTAATTCTGCAACAAGTTCCTCCGCAGCATATGAAAGATTGTTTCTATCAAGCCTTTTTTTGTGCTTTGTAGAATGGATACATTCGTGAGCGTAGGTCGATATATATGCTTCATCGTTTTTGAAGTTGTATCTTTTAGGAATTACAATTTCATCCGATGATTCACGGTAATAAGCTCTATCTCCACCTTTTATAGTGTTGACTTGCTTTTCCCATTGAAACAATCTATCGTGAGCGTCTTTTACTTTCTCATCCAATTGCCTTGGCTGCGAGGTAAGAACCGCTTTATCTATAAGCTCCCGAAGCTTCTTTTCAGAATCATCGTCAAGCCCTCGAATATCAGCAACATTAAAAACGGGAACACATTTATAGGCCATATATGACCCATATTGAGCTTCTCCATTTTCGTCTTTCTCCTTCAGTTCAAATGACCTCTGGAGCGGTTGCATTATTCGAGCAGACTTTGAGCCTTTCTTTGGAAGACAGCCCATTGACTTGGCTTGACCTGCACCAATAAATAACGGAAGATGCCAGCCACGAATCGCAGAATACATACAAAGTAAAGCAGGGTTGCTTCCTTTATACTCATTCTGGGTTAAGACGTTCCTGAACCCTCCTTTTACTGTCCACTCTTTTCTCCAAGGAGAAACACCATTTTCTAAAGCTTGAATTAAATCATTCACTATGACTTCTTCGGGCTTTGGATAGGACTTTTTGCCATTCATTTTGACATTCATTACTGTCATAATTTTTTTAGGATAAATGAAAAATTTTTACAGGAAAAAAAGGGGAAATTATTCCCCTTTTTCATAATCTGGAATCTGAACCAGAATCTTAAGAAATTTTCTAGGCTTTGGATTTTTCTCAAATTTAAAATCCCTTGAGAGTTGCATATAAACAACCTCACCCTCATTTATTACAAATGAGGGAAGTTTGTTTATGGCTTTGAGAATCCGTTCAGTTTGCTTGTCCATTTCTTAAGCTCCTACAAGTTGGTTAATCATGGACTGTGGAACGGCTTCCGCTTCTCGCCCGTTTAAGTATTGGGTGATGTGCTTAGAAGTTGTTCGGCTGTAGTATTCTTCAGTTTTGAAAATTTCCCCAGAGTGCATTTGAAAAGCAACCGGCGTATCGTAACTGTAAAAGGCTTCTGAACCTGAAGGAAGAACCAGTAAAGTCTTACTGGCTCCGAGTCTCTTAATTTTCATTTTTAATAAGCTCCATAAAGTCGAAATCATAAACAAGAGAATCAGAGAAGAGCTTATTAAACTCTTCTCGATCCTGATAAAACAAAATTTCAAGTTCAGTCATTAGAAACTAAAATAACCTCCTAAAAATTTTTGACAAAATCTCTTAAAAAGATTTCTTTTTTTCCTAACGGTAAAACTTGCAGGAACTACGATAGGCTCGTAATTACTTTTCATGTTGGGCTTCAACACTGTAAACCGTGGAAGTTCCACTCTCTTTGAATTGACTTCGACTCGATGGTAAAAAGGTCGATTAAGATTCAAGCTTTTGCAAGTTGCGAGAGCGTTTTCTTGATTGGAACGCTCTGCAACCTTTTCCCACTTTGCAGTTTTGGAACTGTAGTCAATTCCTGTAAATCTGGTGATCTCAAAATTTGACATGGCTTAAACTCCAAAGTGTAGATTGAATAATTTGCTGGCCTCTTGATGTCTGCCAAGATTTGTTAAAAGCTTGACAGTCTCCAAGATGCGGGTTTTTTCAATTTGTTTTTTTGTTTTCATTTTTAATAATGAATTAGGATAAGAAGTAAAAAGTTGTGAGTACCTTTTACTTGTAGGCTGTGCCAGCTTCGTGAGTAATCTGTGGAGGGAGAAAGAAAACCAGATCTAAGATCTAAGCTCCTTTGCTTCCTGTTATTTTCGTGAGTGCTACAGCCTAGAAGTAAGAGGTAAAAAAAGTTTTGCTCGATTTTCTTTATCTTGGAAAACCTTGCCCGAAAAGTAAGTTTCTATTTCCTTTTTTAGCATCAACCTGATCTATGGCTTCTGGTTGTTCTTTCGGGTGGCTTATCGTCTCAGTCTGTGGTAGAAATGCGAGAGCCGAAAGGATCTAAAAAATTGTTTATACATAAATAATACATCATCTTTACAGCATATGCAACTATGCCAGCATATCTTTACAATTTTGTAACAATTGGAAACTCCTCCTAGGATCGATTGTGAGAGGTCAAAATTTTACAGATACTATAGCATCATCATGACAGCAGAAGGGTGCTACAGCTTCTTCTAGCTACCTTAGAGGCGATGAGGGGTGTGTTGCAGATTGTCAGTAGCTGTAGACTACAGCGGGTACCTTCAATACATATTGCTAATCTTCGTTACTAATACGTTTATACTACTTTGTTTCTACTTTAATAGATAGTTCAGGTGCTTGAATATTGACTGTCTCTACTGACTCTCCAATAACTTTGCCTAATGAATCTAATATTTGTGCTGCTGTTTGTAATTGACCTTTTGAAACTGCCTTATTAAATAATCTTACTCTCATTGCTTGAAGTCTTGGAAGCATATTTTCTCTATCTTTTTCCCAATCCTCATTATTCCATTGCTTTACACGACTCCAATCGCTCCAAGCTGAAGTTTCTGCAATACCTTCAATCTTTGCGTGTTCTAAAACTAACTGTCTTGTTGTTTTCCCTTCTAATTGACGAGAATACAATCTTTGACTTCTAGCTTGGATATGCTCTTTTGTATTGCAAGCAAACTTAGAACGTCTTTTTCTTTTCTCTTGTTGTTCTTTCTGTTCTTCTGGAATAAAACCAGACATAAAAGATTCAGCCACGGACTCAATCAGATAAAGTATTAATTGAATGATAACCTACAAATATGAATTTAGGCTATAAAAAGGGGGTAATAGTTGAAAAATTTGTTATTTTTTAGTGTATGCCTGTAAAAACCGCACCAGAAATAAGTTTAAGATATGCTCAAGGTCAAGTATTTAACTGCGATAAACGATTTCGTGTCCTTGTAGCTGGCAGAAGATTCGGAAAATCATATTTATCTTGTATTGAACTTATTCGTGGAGCGATAAATCGACCAGGAGAGACATATTTTTACTGTGCGCCTACATATCGGATGGCAAAAGACATTGCATGGAAGGAATTAAAGAGATTAGTGCCAAAAATCTGGATAAAGAGTAAAAATGAGACAGATTTAAGAATTGAATTGATTAATGGATCGACAATCGAGTTAAAAGGGACTGAAAATGCGATGGCTTTAAGAGGAAGAAGTCTTTCGGGGGTGGTATTGGATGAAGCAGCGTTTATGGATCAAGATGTATGGGCAGAAGTAATAAGACCTGCTTTAGCAGATAAACAGGGGTGGGCTTTATTTATTAGTACACCTGATGGAACTGCTAGTTGGTTTTATGATATGTGGTGTTTTTGCGGAGAGACTGAAAGAGATGATTGGCAAAGATGGAGTTTTACTACAGTTGAAGGGGGGAATGTAAAAGCTGAAGAGGTCGAAGCAGCTAGGGGTCAGTTAGATGCAAGAACATTTAGGCAAGAATTTGAAGCTAGTTTTGAAAATCTCACTGGTTTGGTTGCTGTTAGTTTTAATGATGACAATATTTCTAAGGAAGTACAGGATTTACATATGATGCCTTTATTGATTGGATTAGATTTCAACGTAGATCCGATGGCAGGAATTTGTGCCGTTAAACATAACGACTGTCTTTATGTGTTTGATGAGATCATGTTGACTGGTGGAGCTACTACTTGGGATTTTGCTGAAGAAGTTACGAGGCGATACGGGGTTGATCGAAGAGTTATTGCCTGTCCTGACCCTACGGGTAGTGCAAGAAAAACAAGTGGAGTTGGTGTTACTGACCATACGATTTTAAGAAGGAATGGTTTTACAGTAATGAGTCCCAAATCCCCCTGGAAAATCAGAGATAAAATAACTTCTGTTAATACTGCATTGCTTGATGCTAATGGAGATCGAAGAACTTTTATTCATCCTAGATGTAAAGAATTGATAAAAGCATTAAGAACTTTGACTTACGCTCCAAATACAGGTTTACCAAATAAAAACCTTGGAGTTGACCACGCATTTGACGCTTTTGGTTATCTTTGTCTACAGCAATTTAACCTTGCGAAACCAGAGACATTAGGCCAAACTTCGTTTAGAATATACTAAGAACCACCTAATTCTTACTATGTACCATTCTACGACTAAGAAAAAGAAGAAGAAAAAGAAGGGAGGCAAGAAACGTGGCCAATGTTCCTGTAAATAAAGCGTTATATTCTAGGGTAAAAGCAGAAGCAAAGCGTAAATTTAAGGTTTATCCTTCTGCTTATGCCAATGCGTGGCTTGTACGAGAGTACAAAAAACGTGGCGGAACTTACCGAGTGGAGAAAAAACGTGGCAAGAAGTAGTGGCGGTCTTACCCGTTGGTTTAAGGAACAGTGGGTAGATGTAAAAACTGGTAAACCTTGTGGCCGATCAAAAGGTGAAAAACGAGGTTATCCAGCTTGCAGACCTAGTAAGCGTGTATCAAGTAAGACACCTAAGACTACTGGAGAAATGTCAGCAAGTGAAAAAGCAAGGTTCAAACGTGCCAAAACAGGTAGTAAGAAGATAACATATCAACATAGGCGTAAAAAAACTAAAAAAAGGAGCTAAAAATGGCTAAATCTCACGCAATGGCAAGATGTCAAGGTTATATAGCTTCTGTTCGCAAAGGCAAAAAGAAAAAGACTACAAAAAAATCAACCAAAAAGAAAAAATAACTGTGAAAAACGCAGTTTCAAGGTAAGATAGTCGTATAAGTAAAATTTTATTAAAATCATGGCATTTTTTCGTGGTGAAGAAGGCTCTGTTTCATTTGATAACGGGTCTGGATCAGTAGGAGCTATAGCTTCGACAACAGCTTGGACATTAGATACAACAAAAGATACATTAGAGACTACTTCTCATGGTGCAACATCAAGAAGTTTTATAGGTAGTTTAATTTCTGGATCTGGCAGTGTTGATCTTCTATATACAGCTACATCTGGAGATGATACTGCTGAACTTATTACAGATGTATTAACTGCTGAAGATCCTGGCGATGCTACATTTAATCTTTTCTTAGATACATCAGGTGCTAAAAAATTAAGTTTTAACGCAATTATCACAGGAACTTCATTTAGTTCTACCGTTGGAGATATTTCTACAGTATCGGTCAGTTTCCAAACTACTGGAGCTATTACTTCTGCTATCTAATGCCTAAAAAATCTTATTCAGCAAAGCAACGCAGACTCGCTGCTGTTGCACCACCACGGGATAAGATTACGGCTGCTGATCTTAAAAAGGTAAACGCTAAAAAGAAAAAACGAAAAAAGAAGTGAAACTCACCACTCGCCAAAAAAATCTATTAGAAAAACATTCTGAGCATCATAGCGATAGGCATATGGCGTTTATGAAAAGGCGAATGAGAGCAGGAGATACTTTTACTCAAGCCCATAAAAAGGCACAAGCAAAGGTGGGTAAATAATGGCTAAACGCAAACAAGTAAATTTAAGTGTAGGCAGGGGAGAGAAATCTAAAACAGGTGGACTTACTGCAAAAGGTCGTGCGAAATACAATCGTGCAACAGGTAGTAATTTAAAAGCACCAGTAACAGGAAAAGTAAAACCTGGTAGTAAAGCAGCCAAAAGACGAGCATCTTTTTGTGCAAGGATGTCTGGTATGCCTGGACCAATGAAAGATAGTAAAGGCAGACCTACAAGAAAAGCGTTAGCTTTGAAGAAATGGAGGTGTCGTAAATGACTTACGCTGTACCAGGGCCAATTAGAACCAATATCGTTTCATCTACTTCGGTAGGTGGGATAGACAGTCCTTTTACTCGCACGAGGGCCGTTTTAGACATGATGAAAGGATGGGAAATAATGAAAGCAGTAAGTGAAGGCACTGAATATTTAAGAGAAAACAGTGAAGCATTTTTACCATTAGAACCAAGAGAAGATTTTGATGCTTACTTAGCAAGAGTAAATAGATCAGTATTTAGTCCTTTTACACAAAGATTGATAAGAGCAGCTACAGGTCTTGTTTTAAGAAAACCCATAACACTCACAGGAGATCCATATTGGACTGAAATGTTTAAAATGGATGTCGATGGATGTAAGTCAGATTTAGATGAATATGCAAGAAGAGTACTGATGTGTTCTCTTACTTATGGTCAAAGTCATATTCTTGTAGATTATCCTGCACCTTCTGGTGCATTAAGTCTTGCAGAAGAAAGACAACAAAATCGTAGACCTTATTGGATTGAAGTAGATCCTACAAATCTTTATGGTTGGAGATTAGATAGAGAATCTAATTATGGGAATCTTATACAAGCTCGAATTGCAGAAAAGGCTGTATTGCCTGACGGTCAGTTTGGTGAAAAAGTTTTTGACCAGATAAGAGTAATAGAACCTGGCAGGTACAGAGTGTTTCGTAAAAAAGAGCAAATCGAAGAAATGTATGATGTCTCTGATAACAGTGTGACAGGAAATTTTGAAATGGGTTCAGCAGATAAAGATTATCAACAAGTAGAATCTGGTAATTTTTCTCTTGGAGAAATACCTTTAGTTACTATTTATTCTGGTAAAACAGATAATTTAGTAAGCAAACCACCTTTACTTGATATTGCATATTTAAATATTGCACATTTCCAAAGACAGGCAGATTTAATACATAGTTTGCACGTTGCATCTCAGCCAATGCTTGTTATGGAAGGTTATGACGATCAAACTAAAGATCTCGCTGTATCTGTTAACTATGCGATGGCAACTCAGCCTGGTAATAAGATTTATTATGTAGAGCCAGCTTCAAGTGCTTTTGATGCTCAATCTGCTGAAATAAAAGAACTTCAGATGCAGATGGCCACTCTCGGTATTAGTACTTTGAGTCAACAAAAGTTTGTAGCTGAATCTGCTGATGCTAGAAGATTAGATCGTGTTGATACTAATTCTATGCTTGCAATGGTTTCAATGGAATTAGAACAAAAATTACAAAAAGCGTTTAACTTATCTGCTGAATATGTAGGTATTGAACCACCTGAAGTAAAAATTAGTAGGGATTTTGATATTGAAAGATTAATTGGACAAGATATTACAGCTTTAACCTCATTATTCGATCAGCAAGTGATTGATAGAGATGAATTTAGGGACATTTTAGTGCAAGGTGAAGTTTTACCAACAGCAAATGAAGCCAAATCTGAATAGTTTGATACAATGATAGACAAGTACATACATTTTTATGGCTGGATCTATAGACCATGTTCTGCAACCTGACGGAACTTATAAATGGGAAGTAGTAGAACCAAAAACTGAAGCACAGAAAGTTGCTGAAGCTTGTCCTGCTCCTGAACCAAAAGCAGTTAAGAAAAAACCTGCTAAAAAGAAAACCGACAGCCCTCTATCTGAATAATTAATGGCAATCGAAGAAAAAGTAATTCAGCCTGATTCCGTGAATCCTCCTGAACAGCCTGTGGCTGAAACTCCTTCACAACCACAAGCACCAAACCTTGATTCTGTAAAAGCAGAATATGAAGCACAATTATCTGCATTAAAAAAGCAGGTAGCAGAAGGCGAAGAAAAATTTAAAGGCATCAAAGGTAAACTTGATGAGGTCTATAAACAAAAAGAAGAAAAACGCACCAAAGACCTAGAAGAGCAAGGCCAATGGAAAACTCTTTGGGAGGAAGCAAATAAAACTGCACAAGAAAAAGACCAACAGATCTCTAGTTTGTCTCAACAATTAGAAGATTTAAAAACTTCTAATGAAGTTGCATCTACCAAAACCACAGCACTTGCAGCCATCAGTAATCTTGGAGCGATAAACGCAGAGCAAACTCTGTCATTGTTACAAGGAAAGTTACAAAAAAATGCTGAAGGTAAAGTAGTTGTTCTTAATGGTGGTGTAGAACAAGACTTAAATACTTATCTCAGTAGTCTCAAAAACCCTGGAAGTGGTTGGGAGCATCATTTTAAGCCTAGTTCTGCTGCTGGAATGGGTGCAAAACCAAGTCCTGTAGCAAATGCAGGAAGTGGACAGCCAAACCCTTGGAAAACGGGCAACCTCACACAACAAATGCTACTATTAGAACAAGATCCACAGCTTGCAGCAGTGCTCAAGCAAGAGGCTCAAAAATAGTTAGTTTCTGTGAAACTAATCCCCTTGTCTGTGACTAGGGTATCGCAAAAGTTAAAAAGGTAATCTGAATGGCTGCTCCGTTTCAGAATTATTCTGGCGGTGTCCTATTAG